GTGTACCAACGTTTACACAAATGAGTGCTATACCTTATGTGTCTAATAGATTTGCACTAGAACGTTTCTTGGGTCTATCTAAAGAAGAGATTGCAGAAAATGAAAGACTTTGGAAAGAAGAAAATGACGAAAACTTAACAGCACCAGTAGGCGATGCCAGCGGTGAAATGAGAAGCGTTGGAATTAGTAGTGCAGGTATTAGTGCTGATATTGAGGGTGCAGAAGATATACTTGATACTGATCTATCACCAGAAGACGGTGGCGCAGACACTCCACCAGACACAGTAACAGGAGAGGTGCCTGGCGCCGGAGCACCAACTCCCCCAACGGCATAAATAATAGTATGATACTACGTGAATTATTTTATTTTGACAAACAAACACTTGATCCAATTGAGGACAATCGTTATGACCCGGAATTTGATCAGTCAATTGTAGAACCCGACGATACTAGAAAAACTCGATTAACATTATCGCAAATTAACAGAGCTCGAAAAGGTGCTGAACTTCATAAAACAGAAAAGTCTAAAGAGTTAGACATTGTAAGACAAATGTACGGCCTAGCGGCACAGGCGGCTGCAGCAGGTGTTTAAGATTAATGGCGAAACTAAACAAAGCTGATTACACAAAAGACCAATGGCGTAAATTAAAAGAAAAAAAACAAATAGAAAAAGCTGAAAAACGAGCAGCTAAATCTATTAAAGTTATTACACCTAGAGTAATTAACACATCATCCAATAATAGTCAAACATTCTTTGTTTTGGGCAATGGCCTAAGTAGGCAACCTGTCAACCTTAACAATTTAAAGCCTTACGGAAAAATATTTGGCTGTAATGCACTGTACAGAGAATTTGATCCTGACTACTTAGTAGCTGTTGATGTTAAAATGATTTTAGAAATTAACAAACACAAATATCAATATAAAAATTCACAAGTTTGGACTAATCCAAACAAGGCATATAGTAGTATGTCTCATCTTAATCTTTTTCAACCTAGTAAAGGATGGAGTAGTGGTCCTACAGCATTGTGGCTTGCAAGCAGCCATTCTCCCTTACAAGTATTCATACTAGGCTTTGATTTTAAAGGAAAAGATACAGGAGATAAGTTTAATAACATATATGCAGATACTGAAAATTATAAAAAATCATTAGACGGTGCAACGTATCACGGCAATTGGCTTAAACAAACAGTAACCGTTGTTAGAGAAAATCCTAAAATAAACTATATTCGAGTTATAGCACAAGATAATTATAATCCAGAAGAACTAAATATTTTTAGTAATTATAGTACTATGCAAATAACTGATTTTATTAAAATTTTTACAAATTAAGTAAAAGTTTTAAAAATTAGCCGTTTTGAGCCTGTTTCTCCCAGTATTTTACAGTATTGTGTAAATACAATTGACAGCCTTACCATAGGTAAACACTTTATAGGAGATTAAAATGGCAGATACAAAAAAATTCGAAGATATGCTTGAACACTTAGTCAACGGAGACAAAGTTGCAGCAGAAGATCTTTTCCATACTATTGTAGTAGAGAAATCACGTGAAATTTATGAAAATCTTTTAGAAGATGAAATTGACGACGAAGAAGTTGATGAAGCTTCTGATGAAGAAGTTGATGAAGATTCTGATGATGAAGAAGTTGATGAAACATCTCATGATGAAGATGATGATGATGATGAAGAACTTGACGAAGATTTTAACCTAGACGAATTTGAAGTCGAAGGTGAAGACGATCTTGATGACGGTCCAGCAATGGGCGGCGAAGATCCAACAGACGGCATGATGAGCGATATTGCTGACATGGGCGACGAAGAAGGCGAAGGTGAAGGTGAAGGCGACGTAGAAGATAGAGTTGCTGATCTTGAAGACGCTTTAGACGAACTTAAATCAGAATTTGAAGAATTAATGGCAGGTGAAGAAGGTGAAGACACTGATGGTGATTTATCAGACATGCCAGATGATGATGGTGAAGAAGTTGATGATACAGAAATTGGTCCAGAAGAAGAGCCAGAAGAAGAGTCATACAATTTTGAAGCATCAGATGAAGAAGTTGAAGAAGAATCAAAAGATGATTTAACTGCAACTGAGCAGATGCGTGAATATGTTGAAAAAATATCACCAGCAAAAATGGGAGACAGCGGTGCAAATACCAAGTCAACTGTAGCTGGAGCTAACAACATGGGCGGAACTGCTTCAAACTTAGTACAAAGTGGTACAGAGGCTGGCGTAGAATCTAATAAGGGTAACTTAAAAGGTTCAGCACTAAGCGATCAAAATCCAAAAGACATGAACACTAAAAATGTAAATGTACCTGGAGGGAAAGCTTCTAAGTCAATGACACCAAATGCTAAAGGCCACGGCGCTGAAAAGAAAGGCCAAGGCGATACTGCTGCTAACAAAAAACCTGTTATCGGCTAATTAAGGATTAATGGATGCAAAATTTATCTGAGGTGCTGACATTCGACCAGGCTAATATAGTCGTTGAGTCTGCCAATGAAGGAAAAGACTTGTATATGAAAGGTATTTGTATACAAGGCGGAGTACGCAACGCTAATCAGCGTATGTACCCTGTAAACGAAATTGGTAGGGCTGTCAAAACTCTCAACGATCAATGTGCAGGAGGATATAGTGTTCTCGGTGAAGTTGATCATCCAGAAGGACTTAATATTAACTTAGACCGCGTAAGCCATATGATTACAGAAATGTGGATGGATGGCCCAAATGGTTATGGAAAATTAAAAATACTACCGACTCCGATGGGAATCTTAGTTAAAACAATGCTTGAAAGCGGAGTTAAACTAGGAGTTTCATCGCGAGGAAGTGGCAATGTATCAGAAGATGGAAGCGGTAACGTTTCCGACTTTGAAATAATCACCGTGGACGTTGTGGCTCAGCCTAGCGCCCCTGGTGCTTATCCAACTCCAGTGTATGAAACATTAATGAATGCACGTGGTGGATTAAAGGCATACCAGTTAGCACAGGCAACCAAACACGACCCTAAGGCACAAAAATATTTAAAAGAATCTCTGATCAATCTGATCAGTAGACTCCAATAAAAGGAGAAAAAAACATGTTGGAAGCACTTAAAACACTTTTTGAAAATGATGTAGTTTCAGAAGACATGCGTAAAGAACTAGAAGAAGCATGGAATGCAAAGATTAAAGAAAATAAACTTGCAGCCACTGCCGAACTCCGTGAAGAATTTGCTCAGAAGTATGAACACGATAAGTCAACTATGGTTGAAGCTATTGATAGTTTAATTTCTGAGAGATTATCAGAAGAATTAACTGAATTTGCAGACGACCGCAAACAGTTAGCTGAAGCTAAAGCAAAATATGGAGTAGCAATGCGCCAAAACGCAACGGTACTTAAAGGTTTTGTAATGGAATCACTTAAAAAAGAAGTGACTGAACTACACGAAGAACAAAAAGTTATGGCTAATAATTTTTCAAAACTTGAAGAGTTTATAGTTGACGCACTAGCAAACGAAATATCTGAGTTTCACGAAGATAAAAAAGACTTAGCAGAAACTAAGGTAAAACTTATTAAAAATGCTAAGACGCACTTGAATACAGTTAAAGAAAACTTTGTTCAAAGAAGTGCAAAATTAGTATCTACTACAGTTGATAAAGCCCTACGTGGTGAAATCACTGCACTTAAAGAAGATATTGATACTGCACGTAAAAACGACTTTGGACGTAAATTGTTTGAAGCATTTGCAAATGAATATCAAGGAAGTTATTTAAATGAGAAATCAGAAACTTCCAAGCTATTAAATGTTGTTAATGTTAAAGATAAGCAGTTAGCTGAAGCAAAAGCATTTGCTGTTAAAGCAAAGAAAATTGTAGAAGCACAAGAAATTGAAAAGAAACAATTGATTGAAACTGCAAAGCGTTCAGAAATTATGCATAGTTTAGTTGCTCCGTTGAGCAACCAACAGCAAGGTATTATGAAAGACTTACTGGAATCAGTTCAAACTAATAGATTACAATCTCAGTTTGAGAAATATTTGCCAACAGTTATTGACGGCGATGCACCAGAGAAAGCTAAAAAGGCGAAACTTACAGAAGGCACAGAAATCACAGGCAACAGAGAAACAGTTCAAACTAGTAAATCAGTAGACGAGTCAAACGTAATTGACATCAAACGTCTTGCTGGAATTAAATAAGGAGATAATTATGTCAGAACTACTAGAAAGTCGCTGGCAGGAAACCAAAAGTGCATTACTTGAAGGCCTTAACGGCACAAAGAAAGCAGTTATGGCAAGTACACTCGAGAATACTCGCAAGTACTTGGCAGAAACAGCAGGCACTGGTGCAACTTCCGCCGGTAATATCGCAACACTTAACCGTGTTATTCTTCCAGTCATCAGACGTGTGATGCCAACCGTTATAGCTAACGAATTGGTAGGCGTACAACCTATGACAGGTCCCGTGGGTCAGATCCACACACTTCGCGTTCGTTATGCGGAAACAAACGACAACGCCATTGCAGGCGCTGAGGCATTAAGCCCGTTCAACATTGCAACTGCTTATTCCGGTACTGGAACAGATCCAGCTGGTGTAGCAGACTCAACAGCTTCTTTAGAAGGTTCAGCTGGACGTAAAATGTCCATCCAAATCATGAAGCAAACTGTTGAAGCTAAGTCACGTAAGCTATCAGCTCGCTGGACTTTTGAAGCGGCACAAGATGCACAATCAATGCACGGTATTGATGTTGAAGCAGAAATTATGGCTGCTTTGGCTCAAGAAATTACTGCTGAAATTGATCAGGAAGTTCTAAACAGCCTAGTTACACTTAGTGGAACAGCTGCACAAACTTATGATCAAGCTGCAGTATCCGGTACAGCTACTTTTGTTGGTGATGAGCATGCAGCTCTTGCAGTTCAAATCAACAGAGTATCAAACTTGATTGCTCAACGTACACGTAGAGGCGCAGGTAACTGGGCTGTTGTTAGTCCTTTTGCACTAACAATCCTACAAAGTGCTACTACTTCAGCATTTGCTCGTACTACTGAAGGTACTTTTGAAGCACCAACTAACACTAAGATGGTTGGAACTTTGAACAGTGCTATGAAAGTATATGTTAACACATATGCTGCTGATAACGCACCTGTGCTTATTGGTTACAAAGGTACTAGTGAATCAGATGCAGCTGCATTTTACTGCCCATACATTCCATTGATGAGCAGTGGTGTAGTGTTAGATCCAAGTTCATTCGAGCCAGTCGTATCATTTATGACACGTTATGGTTACGTTGAATTGTCTAACTCAGCATCGTCACTTGGTAACGCAGCAGATTACTTAGGTAACGTTGCAATTACTTCAGGTAACGTTAGCTTTAGCTAATAGATACTTTTTATAAGTAACGAAAATAGGCCCTCCGGGGCCTATTTTTATGACTATATATTTTCATAACGTTTTGTCTAAGTAGATAAATACTTATGTCACTAGACTTATGCGGGACATGCCGCGTAGTCCTTAGAACGGCACATAAAAACAAGGAGAAAATTATGGGACGCCCAATTAATAAAAGATACTTCGGTGAAGTAGGAAATAACACTCAACCAACAATTGCAATTAGATACCACGACGGTACAGCTACTCGCGAAGGTTGGATTTTAACACAACGTGGAACAAATAAGTTTAACTGCGATAGTACAGCAGGAACAGCTACAATTTGCAGACTTGTAAATGAAACTGCACCAAACGCTGAAGGAGAAGCTTCATTAGTAGCACTTACTCCAGGCGGTGCTGCAACTATTCTTAAAAAGATGTTTAACAGAACAGCAATTGACTGGGACGGTAATCGTTACTCGTGGGCAGTTGAAGATGATTCAACACAATCATTAATTAGAATAACAGCTATCTAAATTAAATAGGGGGAGAAATTCCCCTATTAACTAGGGATTAAGAATGTCAAAGTATTTAAGAATTGGTAATGGTGATTATAACATTTCAGTAAAAGAAGGTGGAGAGATCACCTTAGACACAACTGACGGTGCATTAAACGGCACTGGAAAAGTTATAATTACAGGAGATTTAGAAGTTAAAGGAGATACTTCAACAATAAATTCTACTGTAGTAACTGTTGCTGATAATATTATTGTTCTTTCTAAGGATAATATCGCAGCAGGAATTCCTGCCGCTCTTAATTACCGAAGTGGTATTGAAATTGAAAGAGGCTCAGTAAGTAATGCATTCATGATATATGATGAACAGCTTGCTTGGACACTTGGAGGAACATCAGGAACAGGTACTTGGACTTTTGAACAAGGTACAACAACTGTTCCTATTAAAGCAACAGGAATGTTTTCTGATGCTAACTTATATTTAAATCCCGGAACCGGCGTATTATCAGTAACAAATACAACTAATTATGAACAACGAGTGTTTACGTATTCTGGAAGTGTAGTAACTGATGGCGGAAGCGGAGTTGTTATTGATGACGATATTATTCCAAATACAAAAGCATTAGTAGATTATGTAGTTTATGCATTATCAACAGGATCAGTTCCAGCAAGATTGCAAGAATCTGATACTTCGGTTGAAGCACATGACTTTAGTGTAACCGGGACTGAAAGTAATATACAACTTGATATTAACGGTGTTGCAACTGCTAACTTATTTGCTAATAGATTTGAAGTATTTGATTTAAAACTTCAAGATAATGAAATTTCAACTACATCAAGTAATGTTGATTTAATATTAGGATCACCAGGAACTGGTTCGGTAAAAATAAAAGATACACTAGAATTGACAGAAACGCCAGGCGAAGACGATGTTGCAACAGATCCAACAGCACCAGGTGAAGGTATAAAACTTTATTCTAAGACAATGTCTAATGGCGGAACTGGATTGTTTTTCATTAATAAAAGCAATAGGCAAGATGAATTAATAAGTAAAAGAAAAGCATTAGTCTTTAGTATGGTATTCTAAAAGGAAATAAAAATGGCGATTACAAATAATCAATTAACACTAACACAGCTAGATGCACTCACAGTTCCGGCTAGCAAACAATATGCAATTACAAATATATTAGTTTGTAATACATATAGCCCAGTTGGAGGCAGTGCGTCAACTCGCGGTGCAAAGTTTACAATGCATTTAATTCCGTCAGGCGATCCTTTAGCTAACGCAGTAACTACAGTTGTTAAAGAATTAGAATTGCCTGCAGGAGAAACATTTACGTTTGACTCTGAAAGAATTATTTTAGAAGCTGGCGACAAGATTAGTTTTATAGCTTCTCCTGATTTAGGTGGTGGCCTTACAGACTTAGCAAGTACTATAAGCTACATGGAAGTTTAAGATGCGGTTATTAAAAGGACAAAATACTAACTCACGTAACATATACGGTAGAGGTTTACAGGTTGATACATTAGATCAATTAATTGCCGACAGCACTAATTCATTACGTGTTCCGTATGGTACAACATCACAGCGTCCAACAACACCCACAAACGGCCAACTTAGGTATAATTCTACATCAAATAAATTTGAAGGTTACGAAAATTCAGCTTGGAGAGTATTAAGATATGCTGAACCGTTTCCTGCAGGAATTACTCAACAAAGTTTAGGCAATGGAGATGCTACGGCTGTAGTATTTGGTCCATTAGCATCAGGAGATGTTAATGCGCCGGCGCCAGCAGCAGCACAAAATGTATTAGTGCTTGTTGAAAACGTATTTCAATTAGCAACTACAAACTATACTCTAGCACAAAATCCAGCAGCAGCAGTAGGCAGCGGATCTGAAGTTACAGCAGGATCTTTTTCTATTGGTGTAGAATATAAAATTGTTGTCCCCGGCAATACAGACTTTACATTAATTGGTTCTGCAGATAGCACAGCAAATACCGTCTTTACAGCAACTGGTGTAGGTACAGGCACAGGCACTGCAAGGATAACAGGTTATTACTTGGTATTTACAGGTGCACCAGATGCAGGTAAACCAGTAACAGCCTTACATAACTTCGACAAGTAAACCTATAAATACTGTATAGGAGATACAGTATATGAGTTTAGGTAGAATTTCAGGTCCATTACTACAAGAAAACCTAGTCCGAAACGGAGTTGATTTAAACTTCCGTAACCAATCGGCTGACACTCCTCTTTTATTCTTTGATGTAGCTAACAATCGATTAGGTGTTAATAAAGATGCACCTGGAACTGATTTAGACCTCATTGATAGTACACTAAGGACAACAGGCTTACTTGCTCCTACTACAAATCAATCTATTGCAAATTATACATTATCTGGATCAAATCTAAATGTATCAACTGGTGACATTAACTTTAATGCTGCAGAAGCTATAGTTGCATCAACTATAGAAACAGATAATATTAGAATTACTGATAATACTATCTCAACGTTTAATAGTAATGCTAGTTTTGATTTAACACCAAACGGTACAGGAATAGTTGATGTATTATCAGATATGAAAGTATTTGGAAACTTAGATACGCCTTCTACTATAACAATGGGCGGAAGTATTACTATTGGAGATAACTCTTCAGATACTATTGATTTTAATACTGATATGACTAGTGACTTAACACCAGATGTTACTGATACTTCTAATTTAGGATCA